CCTATACCTACGTTTCCACCTTGAGCATTTAATGCTATATTGCCAAACGTAGTGCCTTGACTAGCATAAGATTGTATTTGAAAATAACCAGAGGTATCTGCACTTGTACCAAGAAGAGCAACTGTTTTGCCTGAAGCATATTTACCAATTGTCATGCTTGATGCACCACTACCATTGTAGACATTTAGATTGTGTGTTGGAGAATCAGTTCCTATACCTACGTTGCCAGTAGAGGTAATTCTCATATATTCTGTAAGAGTAGAATTTAATGAAGTTTGAAAAACTAAAGCTCCATCTTCACTTGCATTAGTTGAAGATTCTACTACTGTACCAAGTTTAGCGTAATCGTGTATATTGCCAGCACTATCATTAGCCGAAAGAGTTAAAAATCCACCTGAAGCAACTGAAGAACGATGTAGTCTCAATTGGTCGCCAAAAGAAGTATTTGAAATTTCAAGGGTCATTGATGGAGAAGAAGCTCCTATACCTACTCGTGAATTAGTAGTATCTACAATAAAAACATCTCCACCATCATCATTCTTGCGAACTAATAAGGCTTCTGTATTGGTTACATCAATTACTTGTGTACCTTGAACTATCTCATCAAAGCTAAGTGAACCACCTCCACTTACTTGTAAATCTCCTGATATAGTAAGGTCACCATCTATTGTTCCTCCATTACCGAAGTCCTCAGTAATAGATTTAATCATAGAACTCTGCATCTAGCACTCCACCAATCTAACTGCACCAGTTGTTGTACTAGTAGAATTGTAGTTAAAATAAATTGTGTTTCCTAGTCCTCTAGGAACTGTGATAAAAACCATTGTATTCTTTGGAATAATTAAATCATTACTTGCATTTACATTAGCTTCTGCTGTTGTAAAGTTAAAATAAATTTCTACTGCACTATAAATACCTAGTGTTCCAGTATTACTTAATAATGATTTATGAATTGTATTAGCGACATCTGCTGAACTTCCAGCAGTTCCAACACTTGCAACTGTCCAACTTCCACCAGTCGTTGTGTTTAATGCTTCTTGTACTGAATATGTATGTAAATCTGCCATTTTTACTTCCTCTCTAAGCTAATGACTAAGCGTGAATGAGTCGTTAGTCTGTTTATTTTTTCTTTTTAGTCACTTTCTTTGCAACTTTCTTTACTACTTTTTTAATAGAAACCTTTTTAAAGGGTTTTTTATAGGGCAGATGGTTGTTTTCGCTCATTACCCTTATAAACCCTTGACTTTGTAATTCTTCTAGTTTTTCAGGGTGTTTTTCTAGCAAACTGTCCTCAAGTCTTTCCATCCTATTTGTAATTTTATTTAACCAATATTGCATAAAATCTCCATTAAACTAGGGGAGTCAGCGCCAACCCACTCCCCTAGATTTCATTTGTCAACCTATGTGTTAATCTACGTTAGTAAACTTAACACCTTTGATATTATCACTATCATCTAGGATTTTAGTTCCATAGACCATGTCAGCAACAATTTTAGTACCAAGAGCATCAATCGAATATTCTGATTGAACTCTTACATTTTGTTGTACTGCTACAACTCCAGCTGATTTATGAAAAACTGCACCAGCTATTGTTGAACTTGTCCCAGCAGTTGAAACAGTGTTGCTCATATATACGTCGATTCCGTACAAAGAACCAACTAAACCTGACCTTAATCCTCTGTTTCCTTCTCCGACTGCGTCATTTCTAATGAAATATTGAGCAATTCCAGCACTAGGATTGAGAATATCTGCAAATAAAGTTGGATTAACAACCATAGCACATTCACCATCCATATAAGGAATATCATTTTCACCTAATGTTGCTAGTACGCTTTCAAAAACCGCTGCAGTTAAAGTATCATCAGCAGATAAAGCTTGAGATTGATTTAAACCATCTAACTCAGCCCAAATATCAGCATCTAATTGACGAGCAAGAGCTTCACCCATCATTCTAGTGTATTTTTCTACTAAATCTGCTTCAGCTTGAATCAAAGTAATATCTTCAAAAAGTTTTCCAACATATTTGTGTTTATTCAAAGATAATTGAGTTTCAGTAGTTGCAGTTGCATCATAAGATACATCAGAACCAGCAGACTTATCAGAAGCACTAATTAAAGATATTTCAGGAACATGAACAACATCCCCAAAACCTTTAGAACCTACTAAAGCTGAATAATCTTCAATTAATCCTCTAAAAACAGTTTTTCTTTCGAAGAATTTAAAAATTCCATCTGACCAAATTTCTGGAACAAAATATTGTTCAGTGCTATTAGTCGAAGCATTTCCTTGATAATGTTTAGCCATTTTTTAATCCTTTTCTAACCTTTACTTTCTAATATAGCCTTGTAATATTTTTCCCCAGTTAGCTCTTCTTTCCTCTGCGTCCATCTCTGTCCAATTTTTATTCTCAGTATTAGAAGTCCTTGCTGGTGTTTTATCCGTAGGAACTATATCAACATTTTTATTTATTTTATCAGTTAAAACTCGAAGTTGAGAAACGCTTAAATCTTTAAATAAATCACGTTCTTCTTCTCCAAATTTTTCCAGAAGCTCTTCTTTATAAGAATTTTCAGCACTTTTTAATCTTTCGTAATCAGATTTAATAGATTCTAATTCAGATTGTTTTTTAGTTGCTAATTCTTCCCATTTATTCTGTTCAACTAATTTTTCTTCCTCTTGCTTCTCAAGGTTTTTAGTTAATTCATTTAATTTAGCTTCTGCTTCTTGTGCCCTACTACGATACTTTTTCGATTCTTGTATGTAACTATTGACATCAGGCGTTTCATTAGTTTCATTCTGACTATTAGGAGTCACCTCTTGTGCATTATCTTGCACTGTTTCTGTTTCTATTTCAGACATTCTGTCCTCCATTGGTTAAGTATATTTCTTTCTTAATTCTTTTACTCTTTCAGTTCTATATAAAGCTTTTTCAAGTTGTTCACCTCTATAAGTAGAAGGAACTAACGTACATCCACAATGCAACCCACATACAGAAAAACCACTTCTAGGCAAACCAGATATTTCCCATTCTTCATAACTAGCTACTTGACCATGCCTAGGTAAACAATCAGGGCAAGTGTTTCCACCTCCAGTAATCCAAGTATATTCTTTAACATTGTTAGATTCAAAAACACTCCTTGAAGCTTCTGTACTCGCCATTTGAATAGCGTTACCAGTTGTATTTTTAATAGCATTTCTATAAGTGCCGAAAATTACACCGCCTTCCTTTAAATCTGCAAGTAATATGTTTTTAATTACAGAATCATCTGCTCCAGTCAATCTTAAAGTATCTATAGTTAAAGATAAATCTAAAGCAGTTTTTCTTGCTACAGTTTCAGCGTGTAACCCTATTATAATTTCTAGAGTAGCTAATCTTTCATCAATCTCAGGCACGTCTTAATATCCTAGATATTGCTCTTTCTATCAATCTCAATCCTTTCTTTTCTTGTTTTTTAGTAATGCCAAACCATTCTCGTTTAGGTAAACCGGGATGATTTACTTTTTTAGCAAAATATTTATTCCCCCTAGAGCTAAATAGCGGTCCCAATACATTTGCAATCTTAGGTTTAATAACATACGGAGCAGTACCTGATTGATGATAGGTCGCTACTTCAGCTCTTTTTTTAGGAGGAATAATTATATTTATTTGTTTGTTTTTTGTAGCTCTTTGTTTAGAATACACATTCAACATAATACCTTTGCCATATAAAGGGATTCTAGGCTTTGGAAGATTTTTAAATCTTTTACTATGTATAGTAGAAGCAGATAATTTTATAAAAGGTTTTTCGTGTATATCTTGACCATTCGAAAGTCTTTTTTTATGGTCTAACACAACTGAACCAGCCATCATATTAATTTGTTTAGATAAATCAAATCTAACCTTAGATAAATCAAAATTTTTAGAAATGTCTAATTTAAGCATTATGATTTTTCCATTATTTTATTAGCAAACTTTTTACCTTCTTCAAATCCTTTCTTTATTTCTTTAGAATGTTCGTCTAAAAAACTAGAGCCTAACTCTAATAAATAAGATTCAGGGTCTAATAAAAGTTCGTCTAAATCGATAGCTTCTAATATTTTATCTGCATCTTTAGCCATTTTTAATTTTGTAATCTCTATAATATCTAAATAACTATTTACTATTTTAGCCAAGATTTCTCAAACCTCCGAATGTAGGTCGTTGTGGAGCAGTTGCTTCTGATTCTGCTTTTTTCTCTTCTCTAACTTCGCCTAATTTGTCTTGAATCTCTTCATCAGTCATATCAGGGTTAAAATACAAAAGAAGTTCTTTTTGTGTCATTATCCCTTTATCAAGTTTCCAATCAAGCCAATTTCGTTCTTCTTGTGGCGACATAGGAAATGATATTTCTTCAAAATCCACTGCGTAATTTTCAGATAAATTTATCAGATTATGTTTATCTAATAAAAGCCTATCTATTTTATACCTAGATTGTTCCCATTCACGAAACATAGCTTCATCAGATTGTCTAGATTCTAAATTTTCAATTTCTAAAATTCTCAAAGCTTCTCCACTTGGAGCATTACCCCCTGACTCACCCCACCTAATTCTTAAATGATTATTCTCAGCAGTTTGATTTGCAAAAGCTTTAACTGCTTCAATCATCTCTAGAATATTTCCTGATGGTGAAACATATTGAAATGAAGCTCCTTCAGGTAATAAAATAGCGTTATCTATACCACTTTTTATTTGGCTTTGTCCTTCATCAACTCCAGTAAAGACTGGTTGTCCTAGCTTAAACCTAACCCCTAAAGCTATCTCTGTCATAGCTATACCTATCTGAACTGCACTTCTGACAACATCATAAGCATTCGATGGAAACTCTACTCTACTTACTGGATTAATTCCATAAGGATTAATCATTTCAGGATTTCCTTCAACCGCATATCTTTTACCATTATTATCAAATCTAAAATGCATTCCCGGTAAACCATCTCTATCTTCTGACCAAAAAACATTTATTTTTTTACTTAAATCTTTTTCAATTTCCCAACTATACGCAAAAGGTTCTGATTCTCCATGTATGTAATATTCTCTTACATTTGGCAATATTTCATAGAACAAACGCTTATTTCGCTCATCAACAGATGTTTTAAAATGACAACTTCCTAACAACCAAGCTAATTCTGAAAATATTCTAGTCTTTGAATCTAATTTATAAGCAAGTTGTCTATAGTTGCTATCTTCTTCTCCATTAATAAATCTTTTAGGAGGGGATTTATAAAGCATCATTCTAGCTCTAGAAAATCTAGGAACAACTCTCTGCGGAAAAGTAGGAACTTGTTTTAAAGAGTCACTATTAAACCACTGTGCTAAATGATTATCTAGATTATCGTTAAAATAAAATTCTAATGCAGTTTTCTTTTCAGCTTCTTTTCTTTCATTATCTTCTTGGTTTGCCCTCATTACAGATTCTAAAACTATTCTTTCAGAATACTCAGGGAGTACAACCGTGTTAACGCTTCTACCTACATTTAACATATTTACCTCTGTTACTAATTATGCCCCCCTTTACCAACTTGTTGAAGTCGCCCTTAACCATTTAACTGGAAAACGATATTCAATTAAATATGAACAAGCATCCAGAGCGTGAGTTCTTTCTAAATCCATCTTTTGTATACCGCCAGTCTTTACATCTCTTAAACATTGTTCTAAATCTTTTATCAATTCTACGCATTTAGGGTCTACAGTCATGCTAATATTACCATCAGCGTCTAGTAATTTCCTATTTAAAGCGTTCAATCTGTCTCTATGAGATGGATGTTTTAACCTAGCTCTAACAGAAAATCCATTCTCTTTCAATATTGCGTGGTCTGACCTATTCGAAGTAGTGCTTCTAGCTTGTCCAGCAGGGTCAGGATATATAATTTTTATTTCAGGATATTTATTTCTAATCACTCTAGCCATTTCTTCTGTATTAGAATTTCTTAAAATAATTTCATCAAAATAATGTATTGTGCCGTCAGAATATTCATAAACACATACTGCAGACATTTTAGAGACATTAAAATCCATTCCAATGTAAACATTGCTTGATTTTTCAGTTGTTGTTTTTAAATGCTTCTTCCTATCAAAATTATAAGCACATCTATTTTGAGCAGTTTCAAAAGAAGCTTCAAATTCTTGTTTAAAGATTCTTTCATCCATAGTTCTTTTAGCTCTTTCAATTTCATTAGGTGAAACCCAACCACCTTCTACAGTTGTAAACTGCCAACTCTTCCAATCTTTATCTCCGCCTTGACCTTTTAAAAATAAATCATAAAACCCATTGGAAAAACCATCAGGTGTCCCTATAAACAAAGCACTTGAATTAGGGTTAGTTGTCATCATTGGATAAATGACTTCTTGCCATACATTACTTTTCATATAAGCGTATTCATCTAATACAACTCTATCTAAATGCGAACCTCTTAGCTTAGCTGAATCTTCAGAACCTTTTACCGCTACTTCACAATCATTTATATTAAATCTCAATTCAGATTCATTTGTTCTAGCTAAAGGTGAATTTTGAATTAATTTTTTCAATACTGGGAAAGCAACTAATTTACCTTGTCTATATGTTGGCATTACTATCCAACGCCTTTCATTTGGTTTTAGTTTCCCCATTAACAGCCACATAAGACTCAAGTAAGTTTTTCCAAATCTCCTCCCAGCTACAACTACTTTAAATCGAGCTGGATGAGTAGCGATTTCTTCCATTACTGGGGACATTCTAAACATTATATATTATCTAAATCAGGATTACCAGTTTTTATTAACTGTATTGGTTCGTGAGTTTCTACGCTCATTGTCATCATTGGCTTACCCTCTGTTCTATCTGCTATGAATTGAACTGCCCAAGGTTTTCCACTTACAGCATACATAAAAGTTGTTCTTAAAACTGCTTCTTGCATATTCATATTTTCAACAGATTCAGCGTCAAATTGTTTTTTCAATAAAACTTTTAATTCTTCAGGTACATCTTCTGCTCCTATTCTTCGCAATAAATCAGGTATTGAAGTTGTTCCTTTAGGTCTGCCATTTTTATTTATATTTCTAGGATTTTCTTTAAATCCACCTTTTCCAGTTAAATTAGCCATCTTGTATCAACTTGTTTTTACTGGTTGTCAGGCACCCAACTAGGTGACCACTCAGCATTTTTAATAATATCAGTTTCAGGTATTCCTTGCCTTATAGATAAACGAACAACTTCTTCTGTTTCCATCTGCAATCTATGACAAATTTCTTCTAAACTCGTTCCACTATCTACCATTTCTTTCACTATCTTTGACATATTAAGAACAGAATGTGTTCCTCTTGCTCGATTGTGCCTTATAGTTGCCATCTGTTGGCTCGATTTATCCTTAGGGTTAGTAAATACTACTGGAATCATTCCCTTGGTCATATTCCTTAGTTTAGGGTCGTCGCTAACTGTCCATCTATGGAAACCATCTATTATCTCATAATTTTTAGTAATTACTATAGGCTGAGTCCAACCATCTTCTAAGATAGATATTTTTAATAATTTTAATTCAGGAGGTGCTACAAAATTAGGATTATAATTATTAGGTTTTAATTTATCTCTATTTATCCATGTTACTTTGCTTATAGGTTGGTTATCTACCGTGGTTTGCTCTTGCATTTTCAATTGTTATTCCTCTTTTGTCTCTTTCTTTTTCAGAATTTCTATTCATCATACCTACAGTTCTTCCTTTAAAATCTCCTTTAATAACTAACTTACATAAATATTTATAAGAGCATCCTGATAAAATATGAGGAATCTCTTCAGGTAAAGGTTCATCTGTCATTCTATAATGTATTTTAATTGCATTATTAATATTTGTTTTTACTTTATGTAAATATTTATCTTTGTAATTACTTAAACATATATGTAAAAAAGCTTTCCAAGTCAAATGTTCAGGTTTTCCATCTTTGCGAACTCCCCATAATTCTGTATTAGAATATAACTTAGCACTATTCACACCTTTAACTCTCTTAATCATCTTTGCCCACATATCAGGAAAACATTCAGAATATAAAGCTAAATTACGCAAAGGTTCTTCTCCAAAAGGTTGCGAAACTCTTTGCCCTGATAATTTATTATATAATTTAGTTTTATTAAAAAAATCATAAGTCCTATTATAATCTAGTTGTTTAATATTAACTAGCCTCCAAACATCTTCAGACATCCAATCATATATAGGATAACCATTAAAAGTCAAGCAATTTAATTTAGTTCCATTTTGCAAATCCACAGTATTTATAGATTCAGCAGTATAAACAACCTTCCCTTTAGGTTTATTAGAAAACATTCTTAAACGCCTTAGAGATTCTTGAGCCCTAATACCTAATACTCTAATAGTATTTTTCTTGTTGTGTTTAACTTGCATCCAATCTACATAAGACATACCAAATTTAAAATCTTCATCTTCTATAATAGCATTCTCAGGTAATTCCCTTACCCATAAATCTTTTTCTTCAGGATTCCAACAATACCAATAAGGTTGTTCATTAGAACAAGCATTTCTATGTTTAAAAGGTAAACAAACCCAACTTAAATCAATATTAGGGTTTTTAGATATTCTTGCTACATACTCAACTGTGGTAGGATGAATTACTTCTTCATCAATAAAAACAACTTTTACGGGAAGTTTATTTTTTTCTTCTGCAATTTCTAAAGCAACTGTTAAAACTGCAGTGCTATCTTTGCCCCCACTAAACATAACAAAAACATCATCATAACTTTCATATATGTCTCGCATCCTATCTAAAGAAGCATCATAAACATTCTGTTTTAGTTTTTTTATTTTTGACATTTATTATTTATTTAATTATCTGATAACTTTAGATTGTATTTCTTTTATATTACTAGCACTAACTCCATCAACAATAGTTCTATTTATCATAGGATGTTTTTCGTGTTGCGGTCCATAATCGCTATCAGGATGATAAGCTATTACATCCATAGTGGAATCAAATGTTTGAAAACAATGGCTACCGTTTTTATATTGTTTACCGCTTAAACCTTTTGAATATTCGCCAGTTTCTTCGTGTATTATAAAAACTTGCCCAGTATATAATTCAATATCTCCAAAAGGTGTAACGCAATTTCCTTTACCTTTTGCTACCATTCCAACTCGCATAGAAGGATGCGTATGCATTGTTTGGTCTATCTTATCAGGGAAATGCAAATGATTTAAACAAGCATTTCCTCTTAAAACTGGTGGAATCAATAAAGAGTCTGTACATCCATCAATGTAATTTAACCTACCTTGCTCTTCTATCTCACCGCCAATCATATTCATGCCTTTTTCACCGAGTCTTTGAATTATAATACCCTTACCCCCATTTATCTCAAATTTCTTGTTAACGCTAAAATACATACCTGATTTTAAAATAAATTCGCTTGTGTCTGTTGATAGCAACGTGTCGCCTTCGAACACAAAACCAAAATAAGTATTAGCATAAGGCATTCCATTTATTGTATCATCATATCTAGAAAATTCTGCTGGTTTGTTATCAAAAGCATATAGTTTCGTTGGGTATCTGTTTTCTACATAACTATAAAGTAACCCATTTGTTAATTCCCAACTACTAAAACTAGGATTGTGCATTTTTAGACTCCACGTATTTACTACAAACAATTACTAAAGCATCTTCAAAGCTGTCTATTTCATAATCAACTTTTACTTGATTTAAAACTTGGACAACTCTTGCTTTATTATCTTCAGATAAAAACAGTTTAAAATTATGAGAACTTCCAGCATCTTTTAATAACTCAGGTTCTTCTTCTTTGTATTTGTTTTCATCTACATCAAGCAA